ATAAGCTGCCAAATGTTGCGTCAGTAGCAACGGAAATCGATCTATGTGTGACTGTCATGTCAATCCTCCAAATAGAGTAAAGTAAAGGGTAAAATCAAAAGATAGCCAACTTGAGAAGGATCATTCTGGATCTCTTGCGAAGTGGCTTGACCTGGTATGAGTGAAGTTATTCCAGTATTTGAAAAATCATAGTCAGGTTGTTTCAAGGTGTCGATGAGCTTGCTTGAGTCTTCCGCTATCATTCTTTCAAGCAATCCACGATCTCCACCGATATCATATCTTATTCTCAACGATAGCTCAATTCTCTTTCTCCCACTGATGCCTGCTTGACCATCATCTTGAGCAAGAGTATTGAAAGCAATATCAAATAAGCGATTTTGATTTGATCTGCTTTCAAGCGATAGCGTGTTTCCTTGAGCGTCTTTGATGCAAACAAAATGATGGTAGATATCAGTTTTTGGATTGATAGACTCAATCCGATCAATGAGATGGTCTAGTGCTTCGTAAATCCCCATGTTATTCTCCAAGTAAATTCGCTTTGACGATTTCAATTAACTGATCAACTTCTTTTTTTGCAAGACCAATAAAGCCCCTATCTTGATTGACTGCAAAGCCATAATCTTGCACCGGTGGCAGAAGGCCAATCGTAAATTTTGTATTGGTTGAATCAAGCACAACGAAGTTTTGTAACATCATTCCCGAGAGAGTTAAATCAACCGCCGCCGTTTGGCCTTCAATAGCATTTGATCTTTTTCTAGACTTCTCTTTATATTCAGCATAACCGCCAGGGAATAGCATGCTATTTGCCTTCTTTATCCCACCTTTAGGCTTTAATCGCTTATAGGTTGTTGACTTATAAGAAATGTAAATAGGCTTGTTTGAATATGCTCTAAACCTATTGAGATTATAATCTAAGCCTTTATAAATTCGTATCTTGATGATTGCCAGAATATCTTGAGCAATTGCCGTCATGACTGGCTTAGTTAAATTTAGCGATGGCAAGTTTAGGCTTAGAGTTGCTTTCATTTACCATCTCATATTTCTTGAAGGTATAAATTGAGCTTCATATTCCCCAATAACTCTACCGGCAAAATTCCCACGAATATCCTTACTGGCACTTACTCGCTGATTGTTTTCAGTTGTCTGAATGATACCATCAGTATTTAAATCTAAGCTGATTGTCTTCATAGATAGATCAGCCAATTCAATTCCTCTGGATCTCATCTTTTCACTTAAATCAATATTTCCATTAAGCTCATGTATCCTAGCAATCGCAAGATAAGCATGAGCTTGTAGCAAATCGTGTGAATTGTGTATGTCATCTTCATCAACATCCCTCGGTACAATTAAATCTCTTACATATAAAGCCAGCTCATCAAGTGATGATGATATTTGCTCATCAAAGCCGTTAGATCGTCTAGGTGCTAGATCGGCAACATGTGGGAAGATTGAGCACAATTTATTATGATCTAGGCCAGTATCAAAAGGCCTAGGCACAACTTTTAAACTTCCCTTTTCAACTCGGTTAATTGTTTGTGTGCCTTCACTTTGTACATACTCAACAGCATAAGCGATTGTTTGCTTAGATGCTGTGATGTTGGATGATGAGCAAGTATAAAGCCAGCTGGCGAATTGAATTGTCGAATTTGCATTAAAAGAAATATCTCTAGGAAGTGGATCAGCCAAGATCAACTGATTGCCGGCTATTCGCACAATCTTTATTGCAAAGAATGTATCTGCATCAGTCAATAAGAATGCATCACTTTGAAACGGTTTTAAAGCGGTTGCAGATGCTGATAAAGTGATCGCTCTTCTATCTCTATCTAAATCAGTGGCCACTAAATCAGATCGGCCTTGAGTCATAGCGCCACCAACTGATCCATCTTCAAGATAGAAGGCAATTGATGGAGTGCCACTTAAGGGAGCTGGAGACTGCCAAATGAAATTATGATTTTTTCCTTGTTGTGCTTTTCTCATATCGTTATATCCTTTATCTCGCTATCTGAAACCACCGTTAAATTATTGACCTTTAGAAATCCCTTGCTCACTGGCGCCCAAGAGTGACGGCAATTATAACCACCGCCGGATGTTAGTGGCGGACCGCTTGAAGGCTGACCATTATCGAGCTTGATGATTTGTTTTTTAGATAGCACTTTCCCAACCAACTTGCGACAAAATGGTCTAGTGATGCCGTCTTTAGGTCCTACATAAATAAAATTCTCTAAGCCTGCTTCATCAGCATTTAACGCATTGATTGACCGGCCAAATTCGGCGATCTTCGTTCTGGCTTGAGTTGTGCCTATACCAACTGATTTATCAAACGCCACTCTCATCTGATCAAGCACTGGCTTTGAGCTTCCCACGATGATTGCAGTTGTTGCCATGTTGCGAATTGCACTACTAAGAGAAGGCAAAATCTGAGCATCAAAGACTTGTGATGATGTTTGTTGAGCTATTGCTTGAATGATAGCCGGCGGAGCTGATCTAAATTCCGGATCAATTTCAATCGTTGCCTTATTGATCATCTCCACTATATCCACTTGAGACCGCTCAAAATATGTCAAAGCGTCTCCCATGCCACTTGAGATTAAAAATGATTTAAGCTCATCCGGTGACATGCTAACCAGCATTTGGCCTTGACCTTGCTGGATCATTTCAGCGATTGCTCGATATAATCGATTGGTTGCTTTTTTCATTTCTTCCTCAAAAGTTTTAGCTGAATTGACTTCTTTCATTAGTACATCCAGCCTCATCTTTAAGAGGAGTTTCATTTGTGGATTGCGTTCATCAATCCATTGCTTCCTAAGGTCTTCTATTGCCTGCGTATCTGCATCACCGGCTTCCGCTAAGTGAACCACACTATTGAAAATATTAAGGCAATGAGTACAATACATAGGAATTTAATCAAGCTTAAGCTAAGCAATCAGTAAGCAAGAAGCCGTAATTTTGAGCAATAATCTTATCTTGATGTGTGTGCTCCATCCAAACGGTTCTCTTGGTCATAGCAAGATCATCATAAGCGCCAGAAGAATAGCCTTCATAGACAAAATTCAAGGCTGCAACTGGCATGACCTTGACGCCGTTCTTATTTGCAATAGCGTCAGATCCCTTCATGATACCCATGAAAACACTGTCATCGGTCCAGACTTGAGCTTCAGAAGATGTTAAGCCAGCGTTTGCGGTTTCTTTTCTAGCACTACCAACATGCACATTTGGAATCCCTAAAACTTCTTTGAGAACGCTGATAACCATATCATCTTTCATCAAGCGATTGCCGGCAGCAGTACCGGAAGGAGTAGCGCCAGCAGTGAAAAATCCACGTACTTCAGCATTGCGGGATAAAGCACGCAAAGCACCATACCCAAGTACTAAAGTATCAGGGAGGATACCATGAGAATTTGCACGAATAACATCAATCAAAGCGTGAAGATCGGTTAAAGGTTCGGCGCCAGCTTGATTCCATTGTGTACCATTTGAGCCACTTGCAAGACTTGCTAAAGCAGAAGTATAACTCCCCCAATTGCCAGCGCCAAACAAGAGATTAGCTAAACGAGTTTCACGATTGAGTAGCATTGATCTTTGCACTTTTCTGAAAGATCGTTGCTCCTCATTGCCTGGATATTGTGAGTACTTGATATCTTCAAGTGCAATTTCATCAGAAAGAGAATAGATTTTTGCTGAGAAGGTTGTGCTTGAACGGTCAAAGTTGCCAATTCTTTGGCGGTCTGCACCTGGTGCACGCTGAGCGTCAACATCTGGAGATCCCATGAAGTTGCGTGTTTCTTCAATCAAAAGAGTGCCAGTTGGACCAATCGCCTTGACATCGACATTTTCAATCACTTGATCGGCGATCAGTTGGCCATCGCTGGGAATTGCTTCAATTGCAAGATTGCGAAGAATTTCATTTACTGGATGAAGATTGCTATAAGATGGATTTGCCATTTAATTAGACTCCTAAAGATACATTTACAAGGATTTCGATTTCTTCATTTGCACTGGCTGCGGTGTTTGCAGTGTTTGGCAAGAAGCGGCCTGCGATGATTTGTGTGCTACCAGCTGAACCATCATAAGCATAAACTTTGCCAGCAGTGCCAGGCATCACAAAAAAGTCAGTGCCAGCGGTGATTGTACCACCAGCAACAACACGGGAAACGCCGCTGATACATACATTGATAGCATCACCACTTGCGCCAGAAAGTTGAGCAACACCGACGGGGATGTCAGTTGCTGCGGTACATGGTGTAACTTTGCCAGCGTTATCAAGTTTGACAAGAGTCAAAGCGGTGATAGATGCAGCTGCGATGAAGGTTTTATAGATAGCATGATTGTTTAAGCTCATGATTATTATCCTTTGAAATGTTTGATATATGCATCAGGTTGTTCGTTTTTCATGACATTTAAGGCTTCTGAGAAAGTGATGCCTTTTGTCTTTTTGATCTCATTAACTTGATCGATAAAGCTAATTTCTTGAGCGGTGCTAGCATGTCCCTTTTCAGAAAGATTGATAGCTTGATTTGCTTTGCGTTCGCTGAATGATTGCCAAATAGCTGGGAATTTGTCTTTGATATCATAGGCTGATTCAACGGCTGAAATTTCACTAGGTGCAATCTTGCCAGTGTTGAGCAAACCATCGATAACAAGTTTTCTTTCAGCTTGATGTTTCTCAGCTTGTAAAGTCTTGACTTGTTCAGACAAAGCAGAAACTTGAGCGTTCAATTCGTTCATCAATTTGGCTTGTGCCTTTTCAGATAAAGCGGTGGCTTCAGACATTTTCTTTTCATCTTCCATCATCTTTTTATCTTCTTCAGCCATCATCTTTTTTTCATCTTTTTTGGCATATTCGCCTTCAAGTGAAAT